ACCCTGTTTAAATATTTTACTCATTACAGCTTCTTCACCAGGATAAACATCAGCCACAATAGAATCGTGAACTGTGTTAATAAGTAAACTCTTTACCTTTTGTTCTTTCATTAGTTCATATATTTTTATACATGCTAATGGTACAATGTCAGCAGTTGCAAAACCTTGTACAGGATAATTTTTTATTTGTGTTGCATAACTTGATCCACCCCAAGGCATTCTCTCTGCATATGGAAATGAATACTCTCTACCTGTAGGTAGTTTAACTCTCTTATAAGTAATAGCATGTGTTTGTAATTCTTCATGCCATTTAGTTATGTCTTTATATTTTTCTGCAAATGTTTTATAATATTTTTTTTCATCTTCAGTTCCTGTTGTACCACCATACAAAGGTTTAAAGGTATGTGCCTTTGCATCTTGTCTAGACACACCAATAATATCTGCAGTGAATCTATGTACATCTATTTTATTTTTTATATCTTCCATTCCTTGTTTATCTTGTGCTAAAAATACTGCAGTTCTAAATTCTAATTGTGCAAAGTCTACTTCAAGTATCTGACCACCATCAAATCTAGATTGTATAACTTTACGTATTGGAAAGGTACCACCTCTAGGTTGGTTTTGAAAGTTAGGATCACGACTAGATAATCTACCTGTTGCTGTTACTGCTTGCATAAACTTAGGATGTAGTAATCCATTTTCATTTGTAAAGTTTTGTAGTCCTTCTACAAAAGTATTTAAGTATGTAGAGATAGCATTGTGCCTAAGGATAGCATCAATAAATTCTCTGAACTCTCCTTCAGCTTCTCCTGCAATTTTGTTTAATGTAATTCTATCTGTTCTAAAACCAGACTCAGCTACATCATACACACTTCTAGGTCTTTGATTAAACCCTGCAAGTTTAGCTATGTTACTATATATAAATCCATCACCATCACACTCACTACACTTACTATATTTTTTATAAGGTGTACCATCAACTTTAAGTTTTTTAATTACACCTTTACCTTTGCAAGATAAACATTGTGATGCTATAGTTTTATGTATAAGTTCACTATTGTTAGCAACTAAAGTTCTGAACTGGCTGAAACTAAATCTAGGTCTTTTCTTATTCTTACCTGTATGTTTATCTATACCTACATTAAATATCTTTGCCCATTCTTTTTTATCTTTAGGTTTCTTTGAATAGATTAACCATGATAATTGTTCTGGACTACCTAAATTAATTTTAGTATCTCCCATCTTTTCATATACAATCTTATCTATCTTTTGTTTTAGATATGCATACTCTGCTCTATATTCTTTTTCAACTTGGGATAAGTCTTCCAAGTTTATATTAATACCATTTCTCTCCATGTCAGTTAATACAATTAAAAATTCATTCATCATCTTAACTGTCTTTAACAAATGTTTATTCTTATCTGCTCTTAAGTCTTCCATTTGAGAATCAAATAATTTTCTAGTAATAGCTACATCTATCTTACCATATTCTTCTACGATATCTGCAGGAATATTTTCAAATGATATACCTCTATCCATCCATTCTTTTATTCTGTCATCCTTTGCACCTATCTTTCTACGCTGGCAACACATCTGTAGTGTTAAACTTTTTCTTATACCTCTATTTAAAATATATTCTCCTATCATAGTATCATATACATTGCCATCATATTTAAATCCAGATTCTAATAGCCAACTTAAATCAAATTTAATGTTATGTCCTATTAATAATTTAGTATCATCTAATATCTTTTGTATTTTATGATAGCATCCTTCATCTACTCTTTCACTATGGTTAGTAAAATAATATTCATCATTAACCCCAACACTAACTAATATATTTTGTGGATTAAATGGTGATGGATCCATACCACCTGCTTCTGTTTTTTGATACGAAGTTTCTACATCTACTGTTGTTATCATATGTCCTTTCTAATCTGTGTATCTGCTTAAATATTTATCAATTATACAAGATGGATCACCATGCCATCCTGTAATTTTATTCTTACTAATGTTTAATACTCTCATATTATTTGTGGGATCATTAGAAGTTCTATTACCTATACCTATAATTAAATCTGCTTCGGCAGCTTTACCTGTCTTTGAATTCTCCATCATATCAAATGATATATGGTCTCTGTTATGTGCATCTGCTGATGCCTGTGATATAGCAATGACTACACATTCTCTTCTCTTTGCTATCTCTCTAGCACCTGTGTATATTGCTCGTAACTTTTCATCTGTCCTTGCAAATGTACCTTTAACATTTATCTTATCTAATTGATCAATAATAATTATATCTGGTTTATGTTTTTCACAATGACTATCTATATCATCAATAGTCCAATCAACAGTATCAATCATTTTAATATTATCTTTTATCTTTGCCCATTCAACCTGTGCTTCACCTGTATTTTCTGATATCTGCTCTCTATTGTATCCAGTAAAACAACTGATGGCTCTCATTTGTGTACGAACTGCAGGTTCTTCATTAATAAATGCATGTACCTTTGCACCTTGTTCAGCAAATCCATATGGTGCTGATACTAAACTTACCCAGAATGCTGTCTTACCTACCTCTGGTCTAGCAAATGCTATCATTAAATTTCCTGGTCCAATTCCACCTATGTTATTTTTTAATACAGTTAAATTAAATTGCCATTTACTTACTACATTTAATTTTTCTATTAGTTCTGATATATCATTTGTAACTGCATCTAATTTTTCTGATGGTAATCCTGTTTTATATTTCTCTATCATAGATAGAATAGTATTAAAGTCTGCTGGTTTACCATTAAATATTTCAGTAGCTTCTACTGCAATTCTTTGAGCCACATCTCTTTCACTTAATATTTTTACAATATCATCTGCTATTTCTTTTGATGGCTCTTGTGTTTCTTTTATGTCTTCTATTAATTCACTTAGTTGTTCTTTGGCTGCTCGTGTTATAGCAGGATTATATACTGTAGTATGTAAAGAATATAATTCATCAATGTTTATATCAGTATCATATTTATCATGTGCCTTTTGTATTGTATCAAATAAAGAACCAAAGTTTCCTTGTAATACATTACGAGTTATACTACCCTTGTATTGTGTATAAAATTTTTTACCTAGTAATAGTTTTATTATTTGTTTTTCTATCATTTAATACTCTTTTTATGTTGCCAAATATTATTATTAAATACTCTAATTAATCTTGATAATTCTACGGTATGTTCTTTATCAAATTTATCTTTAAATATAACTTTACAATCATCACAAGGTAACTTATTACCTTTCCATACTAATACTACATTATCTTTTTTTGTTTTCTCATCCATTAAACATCTCCTTTATTTCTTCTGTACTAAAATATTTTAAATCATCTGACAATGGTTTAACATGTACATTCTGTAAGCCATAAGATTTTAATTCATTAGCTATACCATATGATTTCTTTGTTGCATCTCTATCTAATCCTACATATATCTTATCGTATTGTTTTAGATATTGTTTATGAGATTCCTTTAATGATGTACCAAGTATAGCCACACCTGTAAGTATATTAGATACTGCACAAGCTGAAGCACAATCTTCTACTATGATTGCTTCCTTATGTTCTTCTAATCCACATTTAAAAGGTACATCTTTATTACCATACATATACCATTTAGGATATGTAGCAGAGTTTAATGCTCTACCTACTGCACCCACAAATGTAGTTGGGTCTTCGTTATCTCTAATTAAAAATACAACTCGGTCTTGTTTCACATCATATTTAATATCTGCTCTACCCCAAGACCAAGCTTCCCAACAATTATTTTTATGTATATATTTTTTAGCTTTATCATTTGAATCTAATATCTTAAAGCTATCTGGTATTATAAATTCTGTATCTGAACTTTCTTCTTTCTGTTTGAATGTAGCATTCACATAATTCATATTCTTTTCTCCTTGATGTTTTCCTTTGGCACTACAAGACGCATGAAAGCAATACCAATTAATATTATTATTCATTGTGTCTATTGATAGTGTATTCTTACCATTACAAAATGGACAATCCATTCTCATTGCTGTATCTGGTGGAACAAATAGTCCTTGTACTACTTCTAGTTGTTGTTTATAATTCAAATGTTTACTTCCTCATATGTAAGTGTGTACCTATCTTTAGCATAAAAATTTCCATCGTACTCAACTTTCATTAAATTATTATCAAGATAATAAGCTACATTATTTTCTAGTTTTTCTATTGTTGGCTCACTATCAAATGGTATTATTGCTACTGCTTCTATTCCCATACCAACTAATCTTACTTTATATTTTTTCATTGTCTATTCCCTTATCATACTTTTTTCTTTTTGTCAAGTGCTTTTCGTTCTTTTGTTTGTCTAACAGATTCTTTATAAGATTCTTCTAATTCTTTTTTTTCTTTCTCTGCTTCTTCACGAAAATCTTTTCTTATTTTTGCGTAGTGCTTTGGGTGTTTCCATTCAAA